AGAGTCTATGCGAACCAGTCGGTCATAGATAAATATGTCGGTGCTATTCTCCGGAGCGGGCCATATCTTGACTATAGGCGTTATTTGACGGTCTACATAAAACTGTGTGGGCCTTCCGGTAGTAGATTTGTTTGCAATGGTCAGATAGTCGTCTCGACTAACCCTTGTTATAGATATATCCGAATCACTGCGCCGAACTACCCCAGATAGAATGTCTACGGTGGACTGAGCGTCTTCAAGAGATGCCGTAGAAGTAGTAGATGTTGATGCTCCACTAGTGCCACCCGTAATGGTCTCACCTGACGAGAATACGCCCACCGGAACGGTTAATGTCAAAGAAGTTGAGGTAGGTTTAGTAATAATAGAGGCGGTAGCCCCGCTGGTGCCACCCGTAATAGTTTCCGCGATAGAAAAACTTCCACTCGCAGAGACGGACATTGTTATGGATCCTACCGGATAATCAGTTATCCCGGAAGCAACCGTCTGACTTACCTGCTTTATGGTCCACCTATTTAGACCGCGATTGGCCCAATCGGCAAATAGCAGGTTCAAAGACCTTCTGGCGGTCTTCGCATCGTACCCGGTGCGGAACTCTATTCCACACCTTTCAAAGGCTTCCTCTATGTACTCTGCTACATTCGGTTCAAAGTCCTTGGATCCGGAAACCGCCATTATTCACAGCCCATCTTCTAATACTGTTTTAAACAGTAAATAACTACAGAGTAGGTATCTCCGCTGCTATGTCCTACAGTAGTTAGTTGAATGTCCCCGGTATTACCTCCGGAAGCGGCTACGTTAGGCAGTCCGTTAATGTCCGAATAGTCCAGGGTATCCGAATAATCCGCAGGAAGTTCTACGGCAATTACATCCGTTGTAGCGTCCCACAACAGTTTCACACCCATTCCAACCGTAGAAAAAACAATCTTTTCAATACGAACCTTGGAACAAGAGGTGCCATCCTGCAATCCGGATAATTCGGACACATCCACTTTAACAACCGCAGATTCTCCGGTTCCGTCACTTGTATTTGTGCAATAGATAACAGCGGATGTTGGTCCGTCAATTATCGTGGTAGCTGTTACAGCATCTGCCATGTCCGGCTCCTTCTACATAAGTAGGGGAAGGAACATAGTCCTCCCCTCACTTAAATTACGCAACCTGAACGTATTCAATAATGAACGTAAAGGAGCCCGCCGTCGTTGCATCTACGGTGTTTGTGATATTGCAGTAGATGGTCCGCTCTGCCGAAGTGTATTGAACGGAGGCCGGAGCCGTCGTTGCGTCTTGGGTTTGTAGAACGAGTGACGTGACCGTGACGTTGCCTACAACAACTGTGGTGCCGCCATCCAGAATTTCATCAGTTTGAGCCGCAACAATCTGCGCTCCAGAACTGGACGTTCCAACCTCATATCCAATGTCGCCGGTTCCAATAGTAGGGGCCGTGACACAGAGAATCTTAATGTCGGTGATAATCGTGTTAGCGGGTTGCGTGAACTCACCAATAGCTGGGCTATCTCCCGCCGTGGTGTTAACAGTAACGCCAGTAGCAAAGCCAACATGCTTGACGTACTTGTTCGTTACGATACCGGTTGAGGCAATGTCGAAAGTGTTCGTTGCGGCACCCGTAGTTGAGTTGACGTTGATTACCTCAAAGCCATTTTCCGAGCGAACGGGGCCATTAAAAGTTGTGTTAGCCATTTAGCCTTCCTCCTTACGAAAGGTTTTGCCCTAGAGTCTCCGTAAGCGTCTGCTGGGCCAGTCGCTAGGGCTAAATAATTCCCAGATGAGACGAGAGGGGGTTGCCCCCCTCTCCATCCCAAAGTTAGGCTCCTGGCGAACCAAAGATGCCGCGAGGATCCGAGAACCCGAAAGCGTAACGCTCACGGGCCTTGTACCGGACGTTACCGGTGTCGAAGTCACCTTCCATAGAAGTACGAACAGCGGACCGATTGAACCCTTTGAGTCCATTCGGAGCATCCGTAATAATGAAGAAGGCGTCGGTGTCCGTGAGGAAGTGGTTCACGAAGTAACCTTCCGGCAGCATACCCATGCTACGAATAGCATTGATATCGTTGTCCGCCGTTCCCGTGCGATAAGCAGATTCCAGAAGCCGGTCTGCGGTGAACTGAAGCTCCTTGGGAACAATCAGTTTCGTACCACGAACGGCAACTTTCAGTCCGCGCTCATCCACGAAGCCTGCAATGTCAATGAGGGACTGCTCAAGGCTGGTCTCATTGAGATCTGCTGCGGTGGAGAGTTCGTTACGGAAAGTGCTTCCATTAGCCAGAGGATGGTCCGTAGCGCAAAGCTCTTTTCCATCCCCACCAGTAACCGTGCTATCAAACGCATTGTTAAGAACTGATGCAGCCTTAACCTGTTTCGTTTGACTCATGCTACGGGCAAGAGCCCTTGTATAACGACTAGCAAGCCGGTCATACAAGTTGTCTTCAATGGCTTCCTCTGTGATTGAGAACGCCAAAGCAATCGTCTCCATGGTGTAACGAGCCGTGTAGACTTCTTGAGCATCGTCAAACGATACTGCCGAACCCTCCGACTTCGTTGGCGCGGTGCCAAACCCGGAAAGCATCACCTCTTCTTCAAAGGCGCGATCCGAAGTCTCCATAGTGAAGATTTGCTCATGTTCACGATCATACTGATCGTATTCCAAGCCAAACAGTGCGTTTAGGCCGGGTTCCAACTCTTTTACGAGTTGTGCTCTACTAATAGCCATTAATCAACCCTCCTATACGCCAGTGGTTGAAACAGTGCCGCCTGCAATAGCACCATTCGGGCTATTGAAGCTGTTGTTCAACCGCACAATCATTGGAATACCTGCCGCTGCAAAATCCTCATTACCAGGGTCTTCTTGCCAACCCATGATACGAAGGTTCAAGTTAGCGGTGGTGTTGATCGTGCTTACCGCCAACGTAGCTGAAGACATCCCAGTGGTACTGCTTCCGCTTGTGCCACTAGCAAAGTTTGCGTTAGCAAAGACCGCAGCCCTTGCACCCGCTTCATTTGTGAGAGATGCATCCGTAGCAATTGCAAACAATTGCATGGGATCATCAGCAACGAATGCTTTAACAGGGTGATTACTATCCGCACCGGATCCAGGCCAATGGTTACTAAAGACAGGCTTTCCTGTCGTACTAGAAACATACTCGCAACCCATGAAAGCGCCTACGAGACCAACAGTGCCACCTGCCGCAGCGCCCACGATGTCAATAAACCCCGTAGAGAGGGGAATGACGGGACTGCCTTGGAAGATTTCATTGCTGTTACCGCTTGCAATTTCATATTGGGTATAGCCCGAAACACCAGTGGAGTTTGAGTTTTGGCCCACTTTAGCGATAGGCCGCAAACCGAATGCTCCATTAGCATTTGCCATGTTCTACACTCCTCTACATAGCAAGTTAAACAAAACCTAAGTGTTCTTAGGTCCTCCAAATGTAACACGCGACTGACGCTCCGGTTTTTGAAGCGACATCGAATGGTGCTGGTTTTCCTTCATAAGATCGTTATCAACCGCCGCCATAGCATCAGAATTCATCTGATTAAAATAATGACGACGCTCTTCTACGATCTCCTCTGGAATACGAGCCAGCAACAATCCACCAACGCCAAAAACACCTTCGTAGCTTCCGCTTTCAATAGTAGGCGCTTCAAAGTCCGGGTATTCGTCTTTCCTCACAAGTTCCCAACCTTCCCGTACACGGGCAGACAAGTTCTTGCGATCATCGAAACCCCGAACCTCCGCGCGAATCCAGCGGTGAACATAGCCATCTGGCGGAGGAGGTGCATCCAATAAGGATGGTGGTTTCCAAGGTTGCCGTCTGGGTTTAGCCGAACGGGTCTTAGATGCGCGAGGAGTTCTATCTAACTGTTTGTCGGACATCATCCTGCTCCTAGCGTTTTATGTTTCGCGTACTCATTTAGAGGAACTCCCAACTTATTAGCGATTGCAACCTCGCTAGGAGTTAACCTCACTTGGGTTTTGCGTCCCGTGCTACTGGAACGAGTGGCAGATGCTACAGCCTGTTGGGGCCTTCGCGTATCTGAAGAGGTCTCGACCTCACCGCTAAACTTATGCGGAAAAGCTTCCCGTATCCTCTTGTCTAGCTCATGGTAGTACTCAGGAGACTCTGTGTCAAAGCCTTCTTCCTCTACGATCTTCTTGTGAATTCCAAAAGCCGCGAAGGTCATGGCTTCGTCAGATCCGAACCATTCATTCTTTTCTGCCCAAGCTTCTGCTTTAGGATCTGGTCTATTAGGAACTTGATTAGCTTGAGGGACGGGCTGTTGAGCCTGCTGCTGATATTGAGCCTGCTGTTGTTTGGCCGCAGCAACGCGCTCTTCTTCAATAGCAAGACGCGCTAATTTCTTATTTAGTTCAACCTGGGCAGACGTATCGTTCGTAGCGATTGCGGTCTCTAGGTCTTTTTCTAAGGACTCTGTCTGAGTGGCTACACGATCTCCGTACTCCTCGACATACCCCTTATCCAAACTTTGAACACGATCTTTCAGTTGCGCGTTCTCGGCCTGTATGTTTTTAGCAAAATCTATTGCGGCCTGCTGCTGGCGTTCAGCTTCTCGAACTTTGTGAGTAAGCTTATCAATGCGCTTTTTGACCTTTTTGCTGTACTGCTCATGCTCTTCTAAGTCTTCCTGATCTTCTTGATTTACCGAATCTGCCTGAAGCTCCTCAGAAGCAACTTCTTCCAGATCTACCGTAATCTCTTCACCTTCAGCGGGAAGATCTACAACAAGGTCTTCGTTCCTCTCAGCCATTTCTTTCTCCTAAATGTGCAGGATATCTTCGGGATCCTGTATTACAGCTATTACTTCATCGTCATTAAGAATACGGACCTCTCCACCATCTATCTTAAAGCGAGAACCCGCATATCGACCAAACAGAACCCAGTCTTTTTCTTTACACCATGCTCCACTTGGAAACTTGCTCTTATCGTCATAGGCAAGGGGACCAGCCTTTAGTACAAAACCACAGACAGTGGCTAAAGCCTCCCTATCAACAACAGCGTCAGGAAGGAGGATTCCACCCTCGGTCTTTCCCTTTCCTCTATATGGTAAAATAAGAAGACGCCACCCCGTGGGAGAGGGCATCCTATCCAGAACACTTCCGTCAATTTTTTCGGGGTCTAGAACCTTTTCCTCAATGCTGACGTAGGCGTCAGTTAAAGAGACCAGATTATCTGTAGTCTCAGACTTTTCCATCATGAATCTGCCTTTTCTAGGATTTCTCTTAACTCCTGACCTATATAATCTAAAGACTCTATATTGCCAACAAGTTGTTTGTATTCATAGAAATCCTTAACAACGCCGTCTGTCATCATCTCAGAAACCCTGGACCGTCTCTCTTGTATAACCTTAAAAAGGTGTTCAGCTAGAAGAACTCCGTCCATTAGCACTTCCACCTGCGACGAGCCTGCCGAATACGAGAGTTTGGATTGTTCCTAGTCTTGGCAGAAGATCTTTTAAGTTGACCAAGAGATCTAGCGCAATAACTCTTGCGGCGTTTCGCTGCGGCACTTCCTTTCTTTACTTTTCCAGTAACTGCCGTTTTTAACTTAGATCCAGGGTTTGCTCTACGGTATGCAGCGACTCCTTTTGCGGTCATACCAGCCCCAGACTTAGTTGGCCTATAATTGGCACCCTTACCTTTTGTTGTCCTTCGTATAGGATTTTCTTTTTTCCTAGCCATCTCAGTCACCTTCTGAGTAAAGATTGTTAAAGGTTATAGAGGGGTCTAGATAGGATTCATGAGCCTCGGCAGAGTGTGTCCACTGGGAGGGCATAAAATCAGGGGCTCCCTCCCCAGTTCGCCACAAAGCAGGACTAGTGGCACGGACCCGATTATTGGGCAACGCAACAAAGTTACCGGTCCACGGGCCTGCATCGGTCAAGTATATCACATGCGACTGCTTATGCTGTGCAGGGTCATCTGATATGTCACTATCTGTGTAGTCTACGGTAAATAAATATCTTCCAGGATAGAACTCATTGTCTATCTTACAAAGCCAAGGGGAAGAGCTTACTCTGTCCATAACTATCACACTATGCGTTCTAGACTCACAATCCCACGGTTGACACAAATGATCCTCCATGGGCTCCGGCCAATTATCCAAAGGTATATCTGCTACAAGAGCCTGAATGGGCATCCTTGCCCACATGGCTCCTCCATGCACATTGTCCTCTGGACCATCTTCAAAATCTATTTCGCATCCCGTGAATACAACCTGAAAACTCAGAGATCTATCCGGAATGGTGTTTACGGCGAAAGCCATAGCATGGATAAATTCACCATGATACTGCGTGTGGTTACACGTAAATTCTTTGCGTACCCAGCATTCAAAATGCGGTACGTTGCTTATTAAATATGCCATTTATTTCCGTCTTTTGACGGCACCTCCTCTTGCCATAGATTTCGTGCCTTTAGACATCATGCCTTTACGTGCCATGCCACCGCCCATCATCTTCTTGGCTTTGACGGCACCTCCTCTTGCCATAGATTTCGTGCCTTTACGCATCATGCCGCCGCCCATCATCTTCTTGGCTTTGACGGCACCTCCTCTTGCCATAGATTTCGTACCTTTACGTGCCATGCCACCGCCCCTCATCTTCTTGGCTTTAGCAACACCGCCTTTGGCGTAACCTTTAGTTCTCTTAGCCATAATCAACCTCTCTTTGATTTTCCAGATTTAGATTTCTTTTTAACAAACGTTGCTACGTTTGTTGGTTTCGGCCCTTTGTTACTGACCGCTCTCTTGCGTTTTACCGCACTCGCCTTTTCGCCCTTAGACATCTGACGCGCTTTTGCAATAGGGACGCATTTCGGGTACTTACGTTTGCTGCCTTTAGACTTTTTCCTGCCGCACGGCTGGTACTTACCGTCCTTCTTAGGCGCACCTATATCCACCCACTGCTCACGCACCCATTTTCGTAAACTCATGGTCGTCGCCTACGAGGTCCCGCAGAACGGCGTTTTTTCGACGCCTTGGTTTTCTTCTTTTTCTTTCCCCCAGGCGTTACCTTTCCACTACACACGGCGCTTGCATACATATTCGCATACGCACTTGGGTAAACATCAAACTTACGCTTTGCGGCAGCTTTCCCTCTTGGACATAATTTCGCCATATCAGTTCTTCTTGTCCTGTTGCCATGCACGGGCCTTAGACATAGCCCTGTTTCCAAACCAGAAACTAATTATAGCACTGAATATTACGCCATCTGTTTCTTCACGCCAAGCCATGTCGATAGCCACAGTCCAATCCAAGTTCTGGATGGCAATCATAGCATAGATCATAACCCCTTTTGTCGTTAAATAGGCTAAGAGGAAAAGGTAAGTGACAACAGGACGGACGCTGCCGCGCAACCCGTTGATAAAAGCTCCAGAATCGATAGACTTATCATGCTCATACAATCCCTTCGTTTCTTCTATCTCGGCCTGCGCGTCTAGCTCTGCTATTTTTAGTTTAGACATCTGATCGGCGTACTTCGCCTTTGCTTCAAGCATTTTTAGCTGATGCGCGTCCGCCTGTTTTTGTTTAAATATGCCTATAACTTCTGGAATTATAGAAGTTCCAAAGCCCAAAAGACTTCCTAGTAAAGATATCATTATATCACCGGTCCTTTCTTTGAACTTAGGACCCTCAAGTCCGTTCCAGCCGCCACGATGCAGGTGGTGTCATTAACAATTCTGGTAAGAGTCCACCCTCCATTTGGTCCTGCATAAATTTTTAAGATAGATCCATCCGTGGAAACTCCTCTGAGCAGGGGTCTTTCATTAAAGGTCTTAGCTAGAAACCCTGTCATGAGTTCCTTTTTAGCGCAATTTGGTACAGATGAAGCCTCTTGTATAAAAGGTTCATTTACAGGAAGTCCCTGCTCTTTCTGACGTATTTCAAAAGTAGATAGCGAATCCGTAGACTGACAAGCGGATAACAGTAAGGTCAAAAGAACCACTGCACGGGGAACCATTACCCATCTCCATTCATCAGACCGCGTTGTTTGTCTTTTAGCTTCTCAATTGCCTTACGGACCTCCAACATGTCCGTTTGCAGCCTTGTGATATTTACGCCATTGCTCATATCTTTTTCTATTCGGCCCTGAATTTTTTCAACTTGACCACTCAGATGCTCTATTAGGAGGTATTGTTCTTGATCTGCACTAGCCTGACCTAGCTCTCCCCTCGGCCATTTAATACGGAACTCGTTGTTTTTAGCAATATCAGCCTGTAGTTCTTTAAGTCCAGTCTCCAAATCTTTGGCAATCAACTGTTCAAACGTCTCTAACTTGTTCAAGCGTTCTACAACACCAAAGTAGCCCCAGACCCCTACACTCACCGCCGCAACTATGCTGATCAAATTTCGTATCGGCATAGAAATAGCAGAACTGTCGCTGACCCTTATCTGGTCACTTCCCCTTCGTCCTCTGGGCGTCTCTTCCGCCATTACTTCTTACCAAGATGCTCAACAGGAAGCCACTTATCGCCGTCTTTACCTGCATCAAACTTACGAAGCACCAACTTTCCCTGACCGCATTCCCAACGGGTGCCAATCC